GGTGTCTCGTGTGTAACGCTCAAACTGCAACTCTCTAAAATATCGTCTAGAGTATAAGTTCGTTCTGCATCTAGGGACGACAGTGACTTTCTCCCAGATTTGGAAATAATATTCGGGTTCAATATTTTCGCAAAGCTCTTCAGTTCTGCTGAAGACAAGTTTTGGTTTTTGCATAGTTTAAGCCATACCTCTATTCCGTTAATAACATTGGGGGAAATAGACCAACCAGTGCCTTCTCTCCAATAGAGATACCCGTCTTCTTTGAGACGATTACAGACTTTATTTGTAATGTAATTAGTTCTCGCAAGTACCAACCATTCGCCACTAGTTAAATCTACATCAAGTATATCTCGATGCCATGTTATGGTGCCATCTTTTTTGGCGGGTTGCCATACTTTTGATTGTCTGATAGCGACTTTTTTTATTAAGTCTTGTGAAAATTTGTGGATGGTACTCGGTACACGGAACGATTGTGTTAAGAATAATTTATTTTCACATGCATTTAAGAAGTCAGAAACCTTTACACCCATCCAAGTGTATATAGCTTGATCATCATCTCCAGCGTAGTAAACCTTCTTTGAATTAGGCACTAATACTTCTTTAACCATCTTCCATTGCAGAGGTGCTAGATCTTGTGCCTCATCTATTATAAGTAAGTCAAACTTAGGAGACGTTCCTTGTGCTACAAATTTTTCAATCATATCAACAAAGTCTAATTTATTCTTAGCGTCTTTATAATCACGATATGCTTTGTCTAAATTTTTTAGCTCTTGCCAATGTAATCTGTGATCCCAAGTATCATTAAACTGTTGCTCCAAAGATACTTCTCTAACACGAGCCATCTGTATGATGGACATATACTTATCCCCACCAGCTCCTATTTGAAACAAAGGTCCTTCTTCTAAACTAACTGTCGGAGCAGACCTAAACTCTAAGCCAACAAGCTTACCAAGATCATTATAATCAGAACCTTTAAATACTTTCTTAGTATCTAAACCTAACCATGTGAAAGCAAGAGAATGTAATGTTCTAAAGTAAAGCATCTGTTTTATATCTAGACCGAGTTCAATAGCAGACCTATCTCTGGCTTCAGTCGCAGCCTTACGGCTAAATGACATGAAAGCTATCTTAGTAGGATCCATTCCATCTTGAATGCTCTGCTTAATTATATCAATTAAGGTTGTTGTTTTTCCCGTGCCCGGGGGTCCAAAAATTACTGTCTCCATTAACTATCCCAATCCAAATTTATTGTTTCAGTTCTAGTGTCTATGTAATCTTTAACCATTCCTATATTTCTAACCATCTCTTGATAATAAACTAATTCAGTTCTTTCTTTTCTTGTCATGGATCCAGGAAGTTTTCTCATGGCTCTTTCTGCCATTTTAAAATATTTTAAATAATCATTTAAAACCTCAACACAAATATCGTTCATCAACTTTGTGTCTGCTCTTACATCACTTTCCACTACACATTCCTTTCGCATATATTCGCACTGCCTTGGGATGAATCTTCCAAGCCTCTTCAACAACATAGTCCTCTATTAGTTTTTTATCTGCCATACACTCTTGTCTACTTTTAAACTCAACTTTAGGTTCATAAAAACCACATATTGACTTACCACCATCTATTCTAGGTGCCTCAACCAATACAATACAAAAAGCTATTAATACTTCCATTAGAACGGTGCCTCACCTGCTTCTATCTTTACGGGTTCAACTTCTATCTCCGATGTAAATTCTGGGATACTCCAAACTCTAACTGATTTCCAAGCACCCGTTGATGTCTTGAAATTTTTTATAGAGGAAGAATCTCCGTTGTTTATTTCTTTTAATCTCTCTTGCACTTGTGCTCTTGTATAATTATCAAACTTCTTTTGTCTCATAAACTCCATCAAAGATTCCAACCTAAAGTATGTTTTACTTTCCTCGGTTTCAGTAAAAGGTTTACCTAACATAATCTCTTCGAAGGTTTGTGCTTGTACTCGCCCCGTGCAATAAGTTTCTAACAAAGATATAAACTGTCCTTTGTATGTAAGTTCTTCAGGTACATTGATTTCATTACAGTTCTCTAATAAGCCATTGATCTGTTCTTCCCAAAGATTATCTCTTAACTTAGGGGGCATGAAATTTAATTGTTCCATACATGCTCTCTGAAATAGTCTTGGAGTTTGTAATTCATCTGTTGTTAACTCAAGTCTTCTGCCACCTATATCCACGAACCATAGTCTTGGCTCCGATAAGATAACAGATAGTCCACTAATTGTAGGCATAGATCCAACACCAATACCATGCTTTAAAGTTCTACATACTCCTTGATTACAATGAGAGGACATAGGTTCTTCTTTACATAAGTATTGATATTCTTTTTTTTCTAATGTGTTTTGTATTGCAACAACTTCTGATGCCGTAAGTGGTGGAGTAAAATCTTTTGCATTGTGTTCTTCTAATTTAGATTTCCAATCTTGAGGAAATGCTCTCTGTAAAAAAACCCCAAGATGAAAGGCAGTTCTGTTTCTTCCACCTTCATATATACCCATTGACATCAATGAACGTAAGCACGGAACATAATTAGGATATAATTCTACTTCTCCACCAATCGGAATCTTTAAAAAATCTTTTGGTTTCGCTTTGACTTTTTGTATCTCTTCAATGAATTCCTGTAGTGTCGCATCTTTATACGTTCCTTCTGTTTTGAGGATCGCATAGCGGAAAGTTTGATCCGAATCAAAATACGGTAAATTAATGAAGTTACCCACATCGCCCCTCTCGACAAGAACTTGTTCTTGCTTCGGGAATATTTCGCACCGACCATGCCCAAGAGCAGCAGATATTTCAGCAGCCTTGTCTCTAAAATCACTCGCATTCATCCACTCCTTAAAGAAAAAGAATATATGTGCACCACCAGATTTACTACGGCACACGATACACGGAACATTGAACTTCTCTAATTTATCAATTAATTCATTATGATCAAGAGGATACTGATCTATATCTAAGGCACCAAACTTACATTTGTTGTCTTCATTGATAGGTATAGCACCAACACCTTGCTTACCATCTATGTGTCTCTGTACTAATTCTAATGTTAATGGATTTCTTACAATGTAAGATTTTGCTTTTTGTTTGCCAGCCATTCGTTGACTTGATACTTCTGTCTGACCATGTGCTGATCGAAAGCCTTCAAAGGCTTTCATTAATTCTTCTGCTAAATTCACTCTTCACTCCATAGAAAAAAGAGCCGTGACTTGGAGGACATAGCCACG